CGCGCTTGACCGTCGCCGGCATCACGGCCTTGAGCCGTGAATCGACCCATGCCTGCAGATCCTCGGGCCGAACATCCACTAGGCGGCGCGCCACCAGCTCGGGGAAGTCGCGCTTCAAGGCCTCGAACCGGCGCTCCTCGAACACCCGACTCGCCTTGGTGACGCTGATTTCCTTCTGGTAGCGGTCCAGGGCATCGCCCAAGGTCTTCAGCGGCCATTGGCCAAGCCTGCCGGCGCGCAGATCCGCCTCGGTCTGCGATCCCCATTCCTTGGCCTCGCGCTTGGTCGGGAATCCGCCCTTTGTGATCCGGTGCCCGTCCGCCTCGACTTCCGCACGCCAACGGCCGGAGGGGAGCTTTCGGTAGTACGCCATTCGTGCGGGCGCCCGTGCGGGTGGCGTGCGGGCGTCTGATGTGGTCCTAGGGGGTTCAATGATGCCCTAGGCTGGCGCTCTGACGCTGGGGAATGCGGGCCTACGCTGGGCAATGCTGGCCTGCGCTGGCGTTTTACATGGTGCCCGGGACGGGTGGCGAACCCCCGTTCAGAATCAATGGGTTAGGCGGCGGCGTGCGGGATCAGTGCGGGGCCAGGGTGGCTCACCGCGCAAGCGCCAGCGCCACCTCCCGCTGCAGCTCATGCGCCACGCTCGGCCCCCGATTCGGGTTGCACCAGACCTCGTGCAGGTACTCGGCGCGCTGCAGGGCGCTGTAGGCCAGCAGCTGCTCGGCTTCCTCGCGCAGCGTCAGCGTGCGCGATCCAGGGAGCCAGCGCTTGTCAGCGCTTGGTGGGTATGCGCCCGCGTCTCGCTGCACGGCGATCGACCCACTCGTTGCGCCACGCCCAGAGCTTGTGCACCAGCTGGACGCCAATGAAAGCCATGCCGAGCACCGCGGCCCACCATTGAACGTCCTTGCCGGCGAACCATGTCAGAACCATGGCAATGCTCGGCAGGCTTTGGATGGTCTGGGGGATTTCTGAGCGGTGATCAGACACGGTTCGCGCCTTTGGTCCGGTTGTTGGTCGCCATGTCAGCCTGGGAATCCGTTGTGCGGGACGTAGCTCATCGTTGGCGCGCTGCTGTAAGACACTTCAATGGAATCAAGCGGCGGCAACATATGGACCGTTGGACTGGCGGCCGGTTTTAGCCAGTTGTCAGTGCCGCGCAACTGTCGGATCTGACTCACCGTTCCAGCCTGCACGACAACCTCAACGTATTGGCCGGTTTCATTGCGCCAGGTGAACGGCGATGCGCCTACCACGATGTTGGTTCGGTCTTTCAATGGGTACACATAGGCCAACGTGCTGACCGCCCTTGATCCAAGCGTACCGGGAGACGTTGAGAGGTTGTAAGTACCAATGCCGCCTGTGCCAGTGCCAAGCGAAGTGATGGTGGTCCCAGTCGAGACCCCATCGGCGACAACTTCTTGACCAACTGCCAACTCGCCCTGAGCAACCGCGGTGACGGTCATCACGTTTGTTGCAAAGGTCGCCGTCAGAGTAGTCCCGCGCAGGTTGCTCCACTCGGTGGCTGTGCCGCTGTCAAAGAACCCACCAGAGCCCGTCCGCCAGTTGTTGAGGCGCACATCCTTGATGCGGTTTTTGATTGCACCGGCCTGAACCTCGATTCGTTCGTGGAATCCACCGCTGATTTCGCAGGCCACCCCTTGCAGCAGGATGTTTTTGACCGAATAGCCGTTGATGAAGCGCGTGCTCTCCCCGGCATCTCCGAAGTCGGCGTTGCTTGCAGCAGGGTTTTCCAGCCCGTGACAAATCGCGGTGTTGTAGCGGCACCCAGACCCGATCAGCAGGCCATAGACGCCGTTCGACTCTGCCGCCCCGCCAAGGATAAGGTTTTGGTCAGCGCCAGAAAGCCTTTCGCCAACCTGCAGGCCAACAAAACGAGGCGCGATCAGCAGGTTGTTGCTGGAGTTCCCGACGCTCACGCTCGCGCGCGTGCCAGCCTCCATGCGAAGGCCTTCGTAGGGGACGCTGCTCATGGACTGGATGTCGGTCGAACAGCGGAGCTGCATTTCCGACAACTGCACACCCTTTAAGTGATAGGCAATGCCCGAAGCGCTATCGGCCTCTTTGGCGTTCAAGTTAAAGGCCGAGCGCGCTACGCCTTGCGCTTGCAGAAGGTGCGTGCTTGAGCTATTGCCCTCAATGGTGAAGTCAAGAAGGTTGACCGTCACGAATGGAGCCGTTGCGTCATTTCCGGTCAGCCCAGCCTGAAAGGCATCAACCAACAGCGCAACTCCAGAATGGCCGAACTTCAAGGTTGAATCGCGCCAGCCCTTACCCTTGATGGTCAAGCCGCTTCGGGCGAGGTTGCCAAGGCTGGTGGCGCAATAAACGGTGCCGCGCGGCAGCTCCAGAGTGCATGGCAGCGACGCGTAGGCGGCAGCGAGAGCGACCAGCATTTTTGCCGTCTGGTCGGTGCCATCAGCGCGCACTTCATAGTCTCGAAACGCATCAATGGTGGTTCCATTGATCCAGTCATGCAGCGTCGTGGCAACGGCGTTGGCCACATCGGTTCGCTTGACGCCAGTTAGCGCGTCACCTTTGGACGCGCTGTCGGTGTTTGCAAGATCCAGGGCCAGGGACGTAGCATCGCCGGCAGTCGGGAGCTGGGGCAGCAGTTCACCGTCCGAACCAAAGCCAAGCAGGCGATTGGCTCGGTCAGCGGCTGGCGGCAGTTCGTTGATCGTTTCACCAGCGGGGACCCGAACCGCTGTCGGCGCACCCTTGCCGCCGCTGAAAATTTCTTGCAGCGCCAGCCACAGCCGATCAAAGTCCAGATTGACCACATCGGCCAAAAAGTCGCCGTTGTCTTGGTAGTCGGTGTCACGCTTGAGCTGCGTGTCGCGGTAGTGCGCCAGTCGCTCACCGTTGGCTGGGGCTACAGTCATGGTGATCGTGCCGCCGCTCAGGTTTCCAGCGCCACTCACCGTGTAGTCGACGCCAAGGGTCTTGGTGACTCCCTCGACCTTGACGACCAGATCCGTGTCGGCCGCGATGTAGTAGCTGAACGGAAAGACCGTCGTTACACCGTTGCCGGTCGCTCCACCGATAGGGGTCTGATTCGTGACTGGCATGCGCGCACCTGTTGCGCGGCGTGACGATCAGTCCACGATTCCGATTTCGAGGTCTATGGTGTGCACGCTTTCATCGGACGAACCGGCCGGAATCCCGGCCTCATGAGGGGCAATGGCGGTGGCGATTCGCTCCGGCTGGGCCGCGCACGCGCCAGCTGCGGCGTCGAGGTAGTCGTCCTCTTGGCCTGTCGCGGCGGGGTTCCAGTCGCGCATCTGCGGCGTCAACGGGCCATCGAGCACCGACACATGCGCCCACAACTGATCTTCGGCCAGCAGCAGGGGCTCCAGGCTTTCGAGAATGCGCTTGTTCTTGTTGACCGTGCTGTGCGTCTCGGCCACCCCGCAGCGGATGCGGCGCTGCTTGAACACACCCTTGAGCGTGGCCGGCGCAAATCCGCCAATGCCGTTGGTCTCGATCTCGACGCGCGGCAGTCTCAGCTGGTCAACCAAGCGGCAGAGCTTGTCGACCTGGCCGCCGATCACGGTTTTGCCGTCCTCGGCGAACTCGACCACATCACCTTCCAGGCGCACCACCCGGTGCAAATAGCGCCGGCCGGCCTCGTCCTGCAGGCAAACAGCAACAGCCGAGACGTCGCTCCTGAGCTTGCCAGATGACGGGTCCCACCGGCAGGACGCGCTGACGATCTGCGCTCCGCCGAGCCACATGGTCAGTTGACCATTCATGCGGCGCCACACCGGCTCTACGTCGTAGGGCGTGATGCGGTCGGGGTCGAGGCGGATTTCGTGCGTGGGCTTGCTGTGCAGCTGATACTGGCTGTCCCACTCGTTGATCGTGCGGGTCTGCTGGCGGCGCTTGGCCATCTCGTCCAGCGTGAACCGCTCCGGCCAGGCGCTGCCGGCGTAGAAGTCGACCAGCCCACCGGGAGGCTCTTTGAACGTGACCGTGCACCCCTTGAGGGTGTAGTCCCTGCCATTCTTGAGCGCGCGCGCGGTCTTGCCGATCCCGGTGAGGATGAACTCAGGGGCAAACGGGATCTCGTAGCTGGCCTTAGTAGCGCGATCTACCCGGTATTCGCGCGCGAACATCTTGATCGTCAGGCAGTCCGCGCCCATCTTCTCCATCTCGTCGTAGAGGCTGTCATGGGTGTGCGGCGTGCCGATGAAAAGCCGGCGCGCGCCAGGCACCATGCAGTGGATCTGCTCGCCCAGGCGGTAGCGCATCTTTTCCCGGTTCTCCGGGTTGGTGATGTTGCGCGGCACCTCCACGTCATCGTTCTGGGCCTCGTCGCAGCGCGAGCTGGTGATGTTGCTCGTGATGCCCGCGGCCTGCATCGACGGATTGCGCTCGTCGTTGGATTCAGGCACCCACCAGAACGAAGCCTCGCCCCGCAGCGCCGCAAAGCCGGCCCGGGTCAACGGGTGCTTGAGCAGGACGCGGCGGGTGTCGCGGCTGGTCTTGAGCGCGGTCTTGTCCTGGTCGCCTTGGTGCAGGATGCGATAGATCGGGTCGCGGTAGTAGCGCCAGGCGTTGTAAATCGCCAGCAGCGTGGACTTGCCGAAGCCACGGAAACACCGCAGCACCGCCAAGTCGCCGCGGTTCTCCAGCCAGTCCAGGGCCACCCAATGGACATCCGGCACCTCCCAGTTCTGCTCCTGCGCCCAGATCCAGAAGAACTCGGCCAGGGAGACCGGGGCGTCAACCTCGGCTGCGGGCTTTCGGGCCATCCTTGACGCGCTTCATGATCTCGGCCACCTCGGCGCGGGCGTTCTTGACCAAGCTGTTTTTGGCCTGCTCGACGTTCTCGTCGTCCGGGTTGTAGAGGCCCTCACGGTTGCGGAGGATCAGGAACTGCTCGATCTTCACGGCAACCCCCAGGCTCTTGGCGGCCATGCCGGTCAGAAACCCCCGGTCGCCGCGGTCCTCCTTGGTGTCAAGGCCACGGGTGTTCGCCTCGTCCATCTCGTTGATGGCATGCTCGAGCGCAATTTCCTGGATGCGCTTGAGTTCGTCGTCGGTCGTGCTCATTGGCCGGCCACCTCTTCAAAGCTGGGCGCGCGATCCGGTGCGCCGGTCCCGGGCGCCCACCAGAACTCCTGGTTCCAGTCTTTGCGGGCGCGTTGCTGCATGCGGTTGAGGTAGCCGGGGCTCAGGTTCTCCTGCAGCGCGTGCAGGCCGGCATGGTCAAGGGCTGACTTGGCGTACCAGAGATTCACCAGGGGCAGATGGCTGCGCGCAAATCGCAGGCCCTCGGCGCCGATGTGCGTGTCCTTGCCGGCCAGCACCTCATCGACGTTGCCTTTCGTCAGCTCCCACAGGTCGGCCGCGCTGCCGAAGCTGGGGCCGAGGAACGCGCGGCCCAGGGTGTCCAGTTGGCCGCGGTCCTGCGTGGTGTCGCTCAGCAGCATGTCGCCGAAGAACCCCAAGCCGCCGCCCTGGGCAAGTGCGCGCGTCCAGAACTTGCCTGTCGTCATGTCGACCGGATCCTTGCCGGCCACCA